AGAGCAGATTAAAAAGTCTTTAGATAATATAGACAAGGTGTTATCAGAAGCTAAAGGTGGTTGGAGAACTTTAATGTGGGCAGCGGGTGCAGGAGGTGCTGTTGCCGCTTTTGTACTTACAGTACAACAATTTTTTTGGGGTAAATAATGGCTAAGAAAAAGGTAGTAACTAAAAAACAATTAAAAGACTCAGGATTTGATAATTTGCGTGATTATATGAACGCTTTTAAATTTGATCCTGATAAAGGTAAGTATGTTAAAAGAGAGAAAGCATTAACACGCAGAAAAGACCCAGTTCCTCCTAAAACTGAAAATAAAAAACCTACAATTACTAAAGACAGCAGGTCAGATAGACCTAATATAAGTCCTTTTGCAAAATCAACTGCACCAAAACGAGCAGATGCAGATAATATGGTTCCTTCAAGATCAACTGCGTCAGATAGCTCCAAAGTTAAAGGCACTACAAATGTTAGAACTGAGGATAAGAAAAAAGGTGGTAATCCTGTGTTCGGTTTTAGAAAAGGTGGTGTTGTATCTAAAGGCGGTTCTGTAAGAAAAGCTGCAAAAAAGAAAAGTATTGACGGTATAGCTAAAAAAGGTAAAACAAAAGGGAGGTTAGTATAATGGCTACTCAAAGTGAACCTAATTATAAAAAACGTATGGATGAGGCAATGTCTGGAGATACGTCAGCTCCTGATTATCACCTTAAACAAATGAAAGCAGCAACTAAAGATAAACCTAAAAATGTATCTAAGAAAATAAAAGGTAAAAAAGGTACTCAAAGTGGACCGGCTGAAAAAGATAAGAAAAAAGGCGGTGGGTATGTGAAATCTAAAGGCGGTTCTGTAAGAAAAGCTGCAAAAAATAAAATTGACGGTATAGCTAAGAAAGGTAAAACAAAAGGAAGATTTGTTTAATGGCGTACCTTATAAGTAATATTCCTTATACGAAAGTTTGGATTAGAAAAGAGTTTACAAATGGGCATCAAAAGTATCACGGGGAGTTTATACACGGATTGGCAGTGGCTGTTACAACCATGCCAGATCGCTGCCTCAGTTTCCAAATCATCTTTACAGGATGCGAAGCAGACGGAGAAACTAACCCGCACGGTGGAGCAATGTGGGCAAGGATGCCCATCACTGCATTGGTTGGAGACATACCGGGTGACGAATTTCCAGAACGGATGGAAACACACCTCGCACAACCATGGGACTGCCCATCACACACGCACTCAATCATATCTCTCGAAAGATGTAAACCAAGTCCATGGCTTGCAAAAATCGCAGGAGAGTTTCACACAGCGAGATATCTCTTCACTGTGGACTACACCGAAAGCGAAATCGCAGACTGTCCAGCCCAACACAAGCAGAGTCATGTTATGGTGCTAACAGATGGACAATGGAAAGGGAATGTAGTAGCGTTACCTAATAATAGAATCAGGGTAACAAGCCCTGCGTTATGGGTTACTGGGGAAGGCGCACCAGATTTTAAACCCTCACAGTTTACACATTGTGCAGAGCAAGACGATAGTTATATGGACCCAGAGGAAACTTTTAATAATTTGTATAAACCATGACAATATCGAGGAGTCAAATGAATAAACAATTAAAGAGCGCACCTGCAGGTAATAAAGGTTTAAAAAAGTTGCCTACAGAAGTTAGAAATAAAATGGGATTTATGTCAAAAGGAGGTACTGTAATGAAATCTAAAGGCGGAGCTGTAAAAATGTCTAAGGGTGGCGCTGTAAAGATGGCTAAAGGTGGCGCTATTAAGAAAATGTCTAAAGGCGGTGCTGTAAAGATGTCTAAAGGCGGTGCTGTAAAGATGGCTAAAGGTGGCGCTATTAAGAAAATGAGTATAGGTGGTCATGTAGGGGGAATGGCTAGACGTAAAAGGGCTAGATAATGGCTATTAAAAAGAAAAAAACCACTAAGAAAAAGTCTGGTTCCAAACCCACTAATCCTTCTTTATACTCTCGTGTAAAAGCTGAAGCAAAGCGTAAATTTGATGTGTACCCTAGTGCTTACGCAAATGCTTGGTTGGTTAAGACTTACAAGAAGAGAGGTGGGGGCTATTCATAATGTCTCTTAAAGAATGGTTTGGTAAAGGTTCTAAGGGAGATTGGGTAGATATTGGTGCGCCTAAAAAGAAGGGTAAGTATCAAGCTTGTGGTAGGAAGTCTACCAAAGATAGTAAACGTGCTTATCCTAAATGTGTGCCAAGGGCTAAAGCTAAAGCCATGACTACAGCGCAAAAGAAATCAGCAGTTCAACGTAAAAGAGCAGCGGGTAATCCGGGAGGTAAACCAACTAATGTCAAAACCATTGTCAAATCCAAGAATACCAAGAAAAAAAGGACAACCCGCAAGGTCTAAGAAACATTCTGACCTATATACGGATGAGAACCCTAAAGGTACAATAAAGGGACTGAAGTTTGCAACAAAAGAAGATGCAGTAAAAAGTGTTAGTAAGATTAAGAGTAGTGGTAGATCAAAAGCTCATAAAATCCAAGCGGCTATAGCTATGGAGCAAAGAGCCAAGGTTATGGGTAAAAAATCTGCTGCTGGAGTTTATAGAAAATATATAAATAGTGTAAAGGCATAAATGGCTACTACATCAGGCACAACTAATTTTAATGTAAATTTAAACGATATTGCTGAAGAAGCATATGCTCGTTGTGGCGCTGAGTTAAGAACAGGATATGATTTAGCTACAGCCAGAAGATCATTAAATCTATTAACTATTGAGTGGGCTAATCGAGGTATTAATTTATGGACTATTGAAGAGGGGTCTGTAACTTTAACCCCGGGTACCATAGAGTATGATTTACCGATAGACACTATTGACCTACTAGACCATGTTATAAGAACAGGCTCTGGTGCAAATCAACAAGATTTAACCGTAAGTAGAATAAGTGTGTCTACTTATGCGGCTATACCAAATAAAAATAATACTGGTAGACCTATACAAGTTTGGGTAGATAGAAGATCAGGAGCTACTACGCCAACAGAAGTACAAAGTCCCAGACTGCATTTATTTCCTGCACCTGATTCTTCAACTACTTATACTTTTGTGTATTGGAGAATGAGAAGAATACAAGATGCCGGGGATGGTGTAAATACTCAAGATATACCATTTAGATTAATACCATGTATGGTTGCTGGTCTTGCATACTATCTATCTTTAAAAATACCAGATGCTGTAACTAGGATAGATATGTTAAAACTTGCTTACGAGGAACAATGGTCTTTTGCCTCTGGAGAGGATAGAGAGAAAGCGGCTATTAGATTTGTTCCTAGAGAATTTTATTTAGGGGGATAAATGTCTAATCGTTTTGCTTCTGGAAAACACGCAATTGCTGAGTGCGATAGATGTGGGTTTCGGTATAAGCTAAAACAACTGAAAGCCCTTGTTATTAAGGGAAATAGGATTAATATATTAGTGTGTCCTACTTGTTATGAGAAGGATCATCCACAGTTAAGATTAGGTTTATATCCTGTAGATGATCCACAGGCTTTGAGAAATCCAAGACCTGACCCAACTAGATTTGCAGAATCGGAATCTAGAGATTATCAATTTGGGTATAATCCTGTCGGGTTTAGCAATTTATACAATCTAGACACAGATAACAAACTATTAGGTTCTGGAGTTGTCGGAACAGTCACAGTTACTATTACTTAGGGAATTTTATGAAAATTACAATGCCATCTAAACAACCAACACAAGTTCCTACACCTAATGTTGATGGGTATCCTAACGATATACCAAAAACACAAACTGTTAAAACAAGAGGTACAGGAGCCGCTACAAAAGGCACTAACTCTTCTAAAAGGTTAGCTTAGTGAATTACTCCGAACTCTATGAAACAATTAAAGGGTATTGTGAGAATGATTTTCCCACAACGTCTTTTACTGACTCTACTGGTTCGTCAGTTGATTTAACTAGCACAGAACAAATAAATAGGTTTATTAGTTTAGCAGAGCAAAAAATATATAATTCTGTACAAATACTAGACTTAAGAAAAAGTGTTACAGGTAATTTTACTTTAAATAATAAATTTTTAGCAGTACCTACAGATTGGTTAGCTAATTTTTCTCTAGCTGTAATTGATCCTACTACTGGTAGATATAGTTATTTATTAAATAAGGATGTTAACTTTATTAGGGAATCTTTTCCTAACCCATCAACCTCAGGTAAACCAACACATTACGCTTTATTTAACGATACTTCATTTATAGTTGGACCTACTCCTGATGCAGCGTATGAAGTTGAGTTATATTATTTCTTCTATCCGGAATCAATAGTGACAGCAACTACAACATGGTTGGGTACCAACTACGATTCTGCTTTATTATATGGAGCGTTATTAGAGGCTCAAATGTTTATGAAGGGAGAAGCAGATGTTTTTGCTGCATACACACAAAGATATAATGAGGCGTTATCAGGACTTAAAGTTTTAAGTGAAGGTAAGAATAGGCAGGATACGTTTAGAAGTCATCAAGTTAGATTAAAAGTGGAGTAAAATATGTTTAGCATGAAAACAGGGGATATAAAAAACCCCATGGTACGAACTAGCATGAATGGTGGTTTGAGTGTAGAAGATTACGCTGAGATATGTACGTTTAAAATTATATCTGTTGCTGATTCTGCTCCACCTGCTATTAAAGAACAGGCTAAGCATTTTAAGGAACAATTAAAAGATGTTATACAAAGTCACATGGAACAAGCCGTAGCAGAAGAACGTAATAGATGTATTGCAGTTTGCGTTAATGGTGGACATGATGATGTAGCAAATATTTTAAGGAGAATTTGAAATGGCAATCTCACAAGCTATGTGTACTAGCTTTAAACAAGAACTTTTAGTAGGTACACATAATTTTACAAACTCATCAGGCAATACATTTAAAGTAGCATTGTTTACAAGTTCTGCTTCTTTAGGTGCAGACACAACTGCATTTTCTACTGGTAACGAAACGTCAGGTACCGGATATGATAGTGGTGGTAAAACACTAACTGCTACAACCCCTACGACCAGTGGCACAACTGCTTTTACAGATTTTGCTGATATCTCTTGGACATCATCTTCTATTACAGCTCGTGGGGCTTTAATTTATAATTCTTCACAAAGTAATAAAGCGGTGGTAGTTTTAGATTTTGGTTCTGATAAAACCTCATCATCTGGAACTTTCGCTATTGTTTTCCCAACAGCAGATGCTAGTAATGCGATAATCAGACTAGCTTAATAGGAGAATAAAATGGCTCTTATTCAAGCAGATAGAGTAAAAGAATTATCAACAACAACTGGATCAGCTAATTTTACTTTAGGTGGAGCCTCCTTAGGGTTTACATCTTTTTCTGCTGGTGTGGGCAGTTCTAATACTTGTTATTATGCCGCATCAGATGGATCAGCATTTGAGGTAGGTTTAGGCACAGTCTCAGCTAATGTTTTAGAAAGAACAACTGTATTTAGTTCTAGTCATACTTCTGCATCAACTGTCCATAGAGTTGACTTTCAAGCAGGTTCAAAAGAAGTATTTGCTACTTATGTAGCAGAAAAAGCAGTTATATTAGACGCAGCCGGGGACTTAAATATAACCGGAGAGTTTAATTTTGCTACAGCTTCTACAACTGGGAACTTTAACTTTGTTACAGCAAACAGTACGGGTAATTTAGGTGTAGTAGGCAACGCTTCGGTTGGTGGTACATTTCATATACAAGGTAATACTTCAGCACAAGGAACCTTAAATGTTAAAGGTGCTGTATCTGTATCTTCTACTCTTGGAGTTGAAGGAGAAATAAATAATGAAGTAGGAAATATAGTAATTGATCCCACTACACAAATTGTAGAAATAAAAGGTGGTGGGTCTACAGATGCTGAACTTAAACTTAATTGTAGAAGTAACTCTCATGGTCAAACAATAAAATCACAAGAACATTCAGCAGGGATAACAAACACCATGTTGTTACCGAAAGGTGCAAACTCTACGTTGGTATCTGAAGCAGGGACAGCAACTATAACTAATAAAACTTATTTTGATTTAGATGGAGATTTAAGAGATATTCCTAAGTCACGAACAGTTGCAACTACAACAATCTCTGCGGCTCAGACAGACACGGGTAATTTTATATTTTTAACCTCTTCCGACCAAACAGTTGTAATTCCAACTGCGGCTGGAACTTTTGACACAGGAGACATATTTAGTGTGGTTAGTGCTGGAGCAACGGCTGACTCTACTACAAATATTTCATCTAACATCACTAGTATGTTTGTTGCGGGAGGAGCAAGTGCTACGGCAACTGTAGCAATAGCAGCAAATGGCGTGGCTTCCGTTTTGTTTGTAAGTGCGGGTCACGCTTTCGTAACAGGAAATGTAAGTTAATGACGGGAATCCATCAACTTTTAATGACGACTTTTGCCGGTAGTGCTTCGGCTGGGATATTTGAATATCTTATCGTAGCTTCTGGTGGAGGCGGAGGCGCACATGGTGGGTCTGGCGGTGGGGCTGGTGGATATCGCTCATCTGTGATTGGTGAAACAAGTGGTGGTCCTACTACTGTTGAATCTCCACTAACTATTGAAACAGGGAAAAGGTATGTAATTACTGTTGGTGCAGGCG